AAGGTTCTATGGAATTGGAAAATGGATCCAAAATCCTTGCCGCTTCTACATCTGCTTCTGCTGTCCGGGGTATGTCGTTTAACATACTCTTTTTGGACGAATTTGCTTTCGTGCCAAACCACATCGCAGAAGAATTCTTTGCCTCTGTATATCCTACAATTACATCTGGTAAATCAACAAAGGTTATTATTATCTCTACTCCTTATGGTATGAACCACTTCTACAAGATGTGGATGAATGCTGTGAATGGAAAGAATGGATATGTCTTTAATGAAGTTCATTGGTCTCAAGTTCCTGGAAGAGATGCTGATTGGAAAAGAATAACAATTGCCAATACATCAGAGCGTCAGTTTACTCAAGAATTTGAATGTAACTTCCTGGGTTCGGTTGATACTTTAATTTCAGCATCCAAACTTCAAAATCTTACATTTGTTGATCCAATTAAATCAAATGCTGGATTAGATGTATATGAAAAGGCAATTGAAAATCATGAGTATATTATAACTGTTGACGTTGCTAGAGGTATTGGTGGCGACTACTCAGCATTTATTGTATATGATATTACTACATTACCGTATCGTATCGTTGCTAAGTATAGAAATAATACAATCAAACCAGTTCTATTTCCCAGTGTAATTTTTCAGGTAGCAAAAGAATATAATATGCCTTATATTTTATGTGAGGTAAATGATATTGGTGATAGTATTGCTTCCACATTAAATTACGATCTTGAATATCCCAATGTGTTGATGTGTGCGATGCGTGGTCGTGCTGGTCAGATAGTTGGTCAGGGATTTTCTGGTAATAAGACTCAACTTGGTGTCAAGATGAGTGTGACTGTAAAGAAGATTGGATGTTCTAATTTAAAGGCAATTATTGAGGAAGATAAATTAATTTTTAATGACTATGAAATTTTATCTGAGTTAACAACATTTATTCAGAAGAAACAATCATTTGAAGCCGATGAAGGATATCATGATGACTTAGTGATGTGTATGGTCTTGTTTGCCTGGTTGGTCATGCAAGATTATTTCAAAGAAATGACTGATCAAGATATTCGTAAAAGAATTTATGAGGATCAAAAAGATCAGATAGAACAGGATATGGCACCATTTGGATTTATAGATGACGGACTTGGGGATGAGACTTTTGTAAGCGATGAGTCAGTTTGGTATGGACAATCTCAAGAAGAAGTTTCATACATGTGGAACTATTGATTTTCATAAATAATTTTAGATTACATTTGGATGTCACGGAGAGAATCACATGGCCAGTCAAGTCTCGCCTGGAGTAGTTATTAGGGAGCGCGATCTTACTAATACAACTATCGTAAATTCACAGGCTCTTAGAGCAGCTTTCGCTGCTGCTTTCCAAAAGGGTCCAGTTGAAACACCAGTAGCAATTAATTCCCAAAAAGAATTGGTAGATACATTTGGTGGTCCTGTTGATGCTAATGCTGAGGACTGGTTTGTTGCCTCAGAATTCCTCAACTATGGAGGTCGCCTCGTAGTATCTAGAGCAGTTTCTGCAGATGTTGATACTGCAGATTCTGGAGCAGGAAATGAGGTTTCCGCAGTATCTCCAGGATCTTGGGGTAACGATCTTCAGGTAGTTGCAGTAGATAGAGGTTTTGATCAAAAGATTGTTCTAGCTGCTGATCCAGCAGTTACAACTAACGGAACAACTTTGACCTTTGTTGGCGGAAAGACAGCAAAACTTTATAACTACGATGCTCCTACTAACACTGGATACATTGTTGGTGATACTATTGCTGCTGGAGACGAAGTTGATATTCCCGATACAGGTGTTGCTGTTAGTGGATCAATCACGGCAGGTGCTGCTGCAGATGCAGATAGAGTTGCCGGAACTTATACATACGTTGATCCAGTAAAAGGAGCATCAGTTGTTCTCGTTGTTGCTGACGCTGATGGAGCAGGTCCATTGACAGAAGGCGGTGCTGTCACATTAACGTCAGTTACTGGTGGTGCTGGATATGCAGTTGGAAATACAATCGTAGTTCCAGGCACATCTTTAGGTGGTGCAGCCCCAGCAGAAAACGTAACAGTAACCATCGGAGCTGTAATTAATGACGTAATTGAAGTTATATCAGTAGCAGATTGGTATAGAACTGAAACAATTCAAGTTGGTTCTTTTTCTATCAAACTCAATCAGATTGGTCCTCGTCCAGGAACTTCAGCTCAAGGTGCTGATCTTGGATTTAGTGGAGATGAGTTTCACGTTGCTGTTATCTCTAAATCTACGGGAGTTGTTTTAGAAACATTCCAGTATCTGTCGAAGCTTCAGGGTGGTAAATCACCTGAAGGATTGAATACATATTACTTAACTTCAGTAAATCAAGGTTCGTCAACAGTAGTTCTAGGAAGCAATCCATTTGCGATTGTTACTAACTCCGGAGCAGATTGGACCGATGGTGTAAATGATAATGTAAATGATGTTGCACCTGGAGCTCTTGGAATCATTGGATATGAATCATTCTCACTCTCTGGTGGAGATGATGATGGATTTGATTATCCAAACGACGCACTGGAAATTTTCAGATCTTATGACGCTACTGATTTAGACTTTGTTCTGATGGGTGGTTCAAAGACTACGCGAGCAAATACATTAGCTAAGGCATCAACTGCAATTAGTATTGCTTCCGAAAGAAAAGATTGTATCGCTTTCATCTCTTCACACAGAGGGGATCAATTAACTAATGGAGATGTGCCACTTTCAGCATCTGCTTGCAAAGATAATATTCTAAGTTTCTTCTCCTCATTCCAATCAACATCCTATGCGGTATTTGATAGTGGTTATAAGTATCTCTATGATCGCTTCAATGATGTCTATCGTTACATTCCATGTAATGGAGATGTTGCTGGACTATGTGTATCCACCTCTGCACAACTTGCCGACTGGTATTCACCAGCAGGTTTAAACAGAGGTTCACTTAGAAATGCTGTTAAAATTGCATACAATCCATCGCAATCTGATAGAGACGACCTCTACTCAGAAAGAATTAATCCAATCGTTTCTCTCCGTGGAAGCGGTATTACTCTCTTTGGAGATAAGACAGCACTTTCTTCACCATCTGCATTTGATAGAATTAACGTTCGCCGTCTATTCCTCAATATTGAGAGGCGAGTTGATGCTCTTGCACAGGGAGTTCTGTTTGAACAGAACGATACCGTCACAAGATCTGGTTTCTCTAGTGCTGTAAATTCTTATCTTGCTGAAATTAGAGCAGATAGAGGACTTACAGATTTCCTCGTTGTTTGTGACGAATCAAATAACACACCATCTGTTATTGATCGTAACGAGTTTGTTGCTGACATCTATCTACAACCAACACGCTCAATTAACTTCATTACCATCACATTAACTGCTACTAGAACTGGTGTTACATTCAGTGAAGTAACAGGAGTTTGATATTTAACCCCAAACAACAAAGATAAGAGGTAAACAAAAATGGCATCAATTAGTAGTTTTATTGGAAAGATCGGACAAGGCGTTAAGCCTAATATGTTCCGTGTCGAAATTCCATTTCCAACAGGTGTTGGTCCTGGATCAACACCAAACGAGCAAGTAAACTTACTTTGTAAGTCTGCTGCTCTACCAGGATCTAGTCTTGGAGTGATTGAAGTTCCTTTCCGTGGAAGAACAATCAAAATTGCTGGAGACAGAACATTTGATACATGGTCCGCAACATTCTTTAATGATAAGGACATGAACACCAGAGGATGGTTTGAGATGTGGCTTAATGGCATCAACAACCACAACCTTAATGGTGCTGATCTTCCAAACCTTGGTGGATCTGATGGTAGATATTCAGTAGATCTTAAAGTTCTTCAACTTGAAAGAGCTGCTGAAACTACAGAAGATAGCGCCAATACAAATTCTAATGCTATCAGAACATATCTTCTGAAGTATGCATTCCCAACCTCAGTTTCTCAGATTGATCTTGCTTATGACAGCAATGATCAGATTGAAGAATTTACAGTTGAATTCCAGTATTCCTACTGGACAGCAACACAAGGAAGAGGTCAAGGTGGAAGTATTCCTGACACTGGTGCTCAAATTGCAACAGCAAGCGGAACAACCACCTAATAACTAAGGTCTATAAATAGGTCATAGCACAGTTATAGACCTTATGTTATGAGTAAATTATTTGGATTTCTCATTAATAAAAGGGCGGATCAGGTAGGTCAATCTCCTGTTCCGCCCACTTCTAATGAAGATATTACTACAGTTGCCGGTGGATACTTCGGCACATATGTTGATGTGGAGGGTGGTAATGCAAGAAATGAGTTTGAACTCATCAAGCGTTATCGTGCCATGGCTCTTCATCCAGAGATTGACTCTGCCGTGGATGAGATTGTAAATGAATTTTTAGTTACCGATGCCAATGATGCTCCGGTAGAAATTGAATTATCAAATTTAAATGTTGGTGCTAATTTAAAAAATAAAATTAGAGATGAATTTGATTACATCTTGAAAATGTTAGATTTTGATTTAAACGCACATAATATTATTCGTCAATGGTATATTGATGGTCGTTTATATTATCACAAAGTAGTTGATCTTGCTAATCCAAATAAGGGAATCACAGAACTGAGACAGATTGATCCTCTTAAAATTAAGAAAGTAAGACAAAAGATTGGAAAAGATTCATCAGATGAACATGCTTTAAAGGGCACAGCATTAGAATATGATTGGGGGGAGTATATTGATTATTATGTTTATAACCCCAGAGGATTTGGCGGGAACATGCCTGCCGTAAGCGGAATATCTGATTACGGAATTTCTCAAGGAGTTCGTATTGCTTCGGACGCAATTACATATTGCGGATCTGGACTCCAAGATATGACTAAGAAGATGACTCTTAGTTTCCTTCATAAAGCAATTAAAGTTCACAATCAACTGAGAATGATTGAGGACGCAATTGTTATCTATCGTTTATCACGCGCACCAGAAAGAAGAATCTTCTACATTGATGTAGGTAATCTTCCTAAGGTGAAAGCAGAGCAATATCTTCGTGATGTTATGGCTCGCTATCGCAACAAACTTGTATATGATGCTAACACAGGAGAGATTCGTGATGACAAAAAGCATATGTCAATGCTTGAAGACTTCTGGCTTCCTCGTCGTGAAGGCGGCAGAGGAACTGAGATCTCTGTATTACCAGGCGGTCAGAATCTTGGTGAACTCAAGGATCTTGAGTATTTCAAAAAGAAACTTTACAACTCACTCAATCTACCACCTTCCCGCCTTACTGATGACAACAAAGGGTTTAATCTTGGTAAGACCACAGAGGTTCTCAGGGATGAACTTAAGTTTACTAAATTCATCGGTCGTCTCCGTAAAAGATTTACAGAGATCTTCAACGATGTTCTGAAGACTCAACTGATTCTCAAAAAAGTTATTACCCCAGAAGATTGGGATGACATGAAGGAGCATATTCAATATGACTTCTTATTTGATAATCACTTCAATGAACTTAAGGAAGCAGAATTAAATCTTCAAAGAATTCAAATCGCAACTCAATTTGATATGTTTGCTGGTAAGTATGTTTCTATTGAGTGGATCCGTAAGAAGGTTCTGATGCAAAGTGAGAAAGAATATAAGGAAATTGATAAGCAAATGAATGCTGAAATTAGTATGGGTCTCATTATGGATCCTGCTGATGTCAATACCTTTGACATGATGGATCGTCAGAACCAAGCATTTGCGCCAGAGATGGATGCTCAAAATGCTGAGGATCAAATGATGAGGGATCAAGAAGCTGCGGATGCTGAACATCAAAGAGAACTTCAAAAAATGAAGGCTGCACCTAAACCTAAACCCTCTTCCTCGTCTAAATAAATAATATCGTAAATTGATATAGTTATGTCAGAAACTTTACAATCAATATCAAAGGCAGTAGATCAGGTTGCTTCTGGTAATAGATCTAATGCAATTGATCTTATCAATGATGTGATGATGGCAAGATCTTCAGAAGTATTAGATGCTTACAAAGAGATTCTTGCTAACACAATGTATGATGAAATCATGGATAAAACATCCGCACAGGAACAAGAAGAATGAAACTAATCACCGAGGGAAATTTTGAATCAGTTCAGGTTCTAGTTGAAGAATCTGGCGGCAAAAAGAATCTCTACATTGAAGGAGTGTTTTTACAATCCGAGATTAAGAATCGTAACGGAAGAGTTTATCCGTTAGGAATTCTTGAGAAGGAAGTAAATCGTTACAATGAAGAGTATGTTGTCTCTGGTCGTGCTCTCGGTGAGTTAGGTCATCCCGATGGTCCTACAGTCAATCTGGATAGAGTATCACATAAGATTACATCGCTTAAAAAAGAAGGAACAAACTTCATTGGCAAGGCAAGAATTCTTGATACTCCTATGGGTAAGATTGCTAAGTCTCTCCTAGATGAAGGAGTCAGACTTGGAGTGTCTTCTAGAGGCATGGGATCTCTAGAAGAAAAGAATGGTGCTAACTATGTTCGTGATGATTTCATGCTCGCCACTGCTGCTGATATTGTAGCAGATCCCTCTGCTCCAGACGCATTTGTGAATGGAATTATGGAAGGAAAAGAGTGGGTATGGGAAGGTGGAATCTTGAGAGAACGTCAAATTTCGTCCCTCAAAAACAGCATTGATAACTCCGCAAAACACGCATTGGAAGAAAACATTGTCCGTGCGTTTGAGAGATTTGTTTCAAATCTCTAATTTAATAAATAACATTAGCACTAAATATCAAAGTTAAGAGGAAAACTCAGATGTCAGATATGTTAAACGAAAAGTTTGGTGAGTTTGTTGCTCAGAACAATTTGATGGAAAGTATGCCAACTATGACTGCGGAGCCTGCTCCTACAGTCAAAGCGGATGTAATTCCTGGTTCTGGTTCAGACCCCACAGCTGTTTCGGGTGATCCCCAGCAGCGCAATACACCAGCAAAAGAACCTGCTCCAACAGTATCTGCTGATAAGGCATATGGAGCAAAGTCTCCAACAGATTTGGGAGGCAGCACTTCTGCTCCTCTTCATTCCAATAATGAAGATGGCGAAGAGAATCCTGGTGCTAAGGCAGCTGCTCCCATTTCACCAGTTTCTGGTGATCCACAACAACGTCATCCAAATCATCATCCTGATCCAGCACCTACTGTTGGTGTTCAGGTTGCTTATGGAACGTCAACTGGAGCAGCAGTTACATATCCCATCAAACCATCGTTTGAATCATTTGACGTATCTGACGACGTAAAAGCACTCACAGAAGGTCTAGATCTTTCCGAAGAATTCAAAGAAAAAGTAGCAACAATCTTTGAAGCAGCAGTGAAAGCAAAGATCTCAGAAGAGTACGACAGACTTGTAGAGCACTTTGCCGCTCAACTTTCAGCACAAGTAGAATCTGCTAAAGCAGAAATTAGCGAGGAAGTAGATGGCACAGTGAACTACGCAATCAACCGCTGGTTAGAAGAAAACCAAGTGGCCATTGATCGTGGCATTAAAAACGAACTCAACGAAGAACTCATTTCAGGATTCCTGAATGTTCTTAGTTCGCACCACGTCAACATCCCAGACGACAAAGTTGATGTCGTTGAGGAGATGGCTGAAACTATTCGTGAAATGGAAAATCGCCTTAACGAACAGGTTAAGAGCAATATTGAAATTAGTAAGCAACTCTCTGAAGTTAAAGGCGTTGTAATTCTGAACACTGTTTCAGAAGGTCTAGCTGATACTCAGAAAGAAAAACTTGCTGCTCTATCTGAAGGTGTTGAGTTTAAATCCGAAGAGGATTATCTGAAGAAACTAACAACCATCAAAGAATCATACTTTAAGTCTGATTCTGTAAGGAGCACAGTTGATGAAAATCCAGTTGAAATCTCTGAGGATATGTCACCATCAATGGCGGCATATACCAGAGCACTTCATACCTGGAATTCATAATTAACGTTCAAACTTTTCTAAAAACAAACGGAGCAAAAAAATGTCAAGTCCAAGAGCTCTAGTAGAAAAGTGGTCCCCTGTTCTTAATAGCGATGCCGCAGGTAAAATTGCGGATAAGCATAAGCTTTCAGTTACCGCTCAACTACTAGAAAACACAGAAAGAATGATCCGCGAGGAGCGCGGTATGCTTTCAGAAGCACCAAACACAGTTGGTGGGTTAACTGGTTCAGGCGGTGCCCTATCGGGTGGCGGTCTATCTGGAACACCAGAAACTGGTGGTCTTGCTGGTTTCGACCCAATCCTCATCGGTCTCGTTCGCAGAGCAATGCCTAATCTAATGGCATATGATATCTGTGGCGTTCAACCAATGAGCGGTCCTACTGGTCTAATCTTCGCAATGAAGTCGCACTATCAGGAGCAAGGTTCTGGCCTTCGTCAAGGTCCAGAAGCACTCTTCAACGAGCCTGATGCAAACTTCTCTGCAACTTCGCCAACTGGAGCAACTTCTGGTATTCCTAATTACAACATTGATTATACCGCAGGCACTGGTGATAACATCACTCCACTCGGTACAGTTCAATCACAGACTCCAGGAAATCTTGCTGCTAACCCAGCTATCCTTAACGATAGTCCAACTCCTGGCACATACGAAGGTGGCGCAACAGGCGTTCGTGGAATTGAAAGAGATGACGCTGAAACCCTAGGTTCAGGCACAACTCTCTTCAACGAAATGAGCTTCAGTATTGAGAAGACTTCTGTGTTCGCAAGAACAAGAGCACTCAAGGCTGAGTATACTCTAGAACTGGCACAAGACCTCAGAGCAATTCATGGTCTTGATGCTGAGGGTGAACTTGCTAACCTGCTCTCAAGCGAGATTCTTGCTGAGATCAACAGAGAAGTAGTTCGTACAGTATACACCATTGCTAAGCCTGGTGCTCAGAACAACGTTGCCGTTGCTGGTCAGTTTGACCTCGACGTTGACTCCAATGGTCGTTGGTCAGTTGAGAAGTGGAAGGGTCTCATGTTCCAAATGGAGCGTGATGCTAACGCTATTGCTCAAGAGACTCGCAGAGGCAAAGGTAACTTCCTCATCACTTCTGCTGACGTTGCTTCCGCAATGGCAATGGCTGGTGTTCTGGATTACACCTCAGGTCTAAGTGGTGCTGGTGGTCCTGGTATCGGTGAAGTAGACGACACCGGCAACCTCATGGTAGGAACCATGAATGGTCGCATCAAAGTCTACATCGACCCATATTCGGCTAACATTTCCAACACTCATTACTATGTAATGGGTTATAAGGGATCCTCACCTTATGATGCTGGTCTGTTCTATTGCCCATATGTTCCACTCCAGCAGTTAAGATCTATTGATCCTAACACCTTCCAGCCTAAGATTGCATTCAAGACTCGTTATGGCATGGTTGCTAATCCATTTGTAACCAAGACAAATGGCAATCCAGATCAAGGCGATCTGACCGCTAACCGCAACCAGTACTACAGAAGAGTACAAATCAAGAACCTTATGTGAGTCTATTCACATAACAACACAGACCCCCTCTGAGGGGGTCTTTTTTTTATACATAGGTATGTCTGCTTAAGAGCAATGCCTAGAGGGGAACTGAATAAACAAGAATTTAAACATATTCTTTTAAAATTAAAAAATGAATTATACAATGAAAATATTTACAATTGGAATATAAGTCCCAAAGAATTAGCACATAAGTATTTGAATAAAGCATTGGATGCTATTGATGAATATGGAAGATAAGGATTTTTTGTGCCTCTTAGACAGGGTAAATAAATACAGAGTAGGCATTTTATTTGAAGAACCTTGTCCAATATATGAGACAGATGACTATTATTGGGATGACTACAATTGTTTATATGGAATAGAAAATGAGTAATTGGGCGGAAACACAACCTAAAAATAGAAATTTTTTAACGCCAATAGGATTTCAATTAGAACTAGAGATATTTCCTGGTGTTGATTTCTTTTGTCAATCTGTTAACTTTCCTGATATCTCAGTTCCTGTAACTGAGGTTCCTACCATGTGGAGATCATTCCCTATCATTGGTGGTGGTGGAGTATCGTATGGAGATCTTCAAGTCAATTTTATTATTGATGAAGACATGGAAAATTATGCTGAGATTTTTAATTGGATTCGTGTCAATGGTCAGTCTGAAGATACGGCACCATTGAAATTATCTTCAGCAAGATTAATTATTCATACGTCAAATTTAAATCCAAATTTAATAGCAGACTTCCAATATCTGTTCCCATACAGCTTGTCTCAAATTAACTTTGATGCTACAGTGGGAGAGAACGAAGTGATTACAGCACAGGCATCGTTCAAGTATGCTACCATGAGTTTCCGTGATAAGCGATTTAAAGTCTATGAACCTGGATAAACTGATTAAATTATTTGATAAAATTAAAGAGGAATGGAATCAAGATAGTCAAATTGACTTTGATGTTAAGAACAAAGAA